GCGACGTTCGCCGCGTCCGTGAACCGTTAAGGAGACGATGAGTAATGGCTCTGCCTAAAAAACTGAAATACCTGAACCTGTTCAACGACGGTTTTAACTACATGGGCATCGTGTCATCGCTGACGCTGCCGAAGCTCACCCGCAAGCTGGAGAAATATCGGGGCGGCGGGATGAATGGCGCGGCCCCTGTCGATATGGGGCTGGATGATGATGCGCTGGCCGTTGAGTGGGCGATGGGCGGCATTGATGAACTGGTGCTGAAACAATGGGGCGCAGTCGATGCCGTACCGCTGCGCTTTGCCGGTTCCTTCCAGCGTGATGACACCGGCGAAGTATCCGCCGTTGAGGTGGTCATGCGCGGCCGCCACAAAGAACTCGACTTTGGCGAATACAAGCAGGGCGAGGATACCGAAACCAAGGTATCAACAGAATGCACCTATTTTAAGCTGACCGTGGATGGCAAAGAGCTGATCGAGGTCGACACCGTGAACATGGTCGAAAAGGTCGACGGCGTTGACCGTCTGGTCGAGCACCGGAAGGCCATCGGCCTGTAACACTGCGCCAGCTCGCCGGGCTGGCCTTTCCCAACAGAACAGAGAAAACAAAGATGAACGAACCTAAAGAAAACGTGATCACCCTCGACACCCCGATTAAACGCGGTGATACCACTATTACTGATGTGCAGGTAATTAAACCCACGGCAGGCGCACTGCGCGGCGTCGGTTTGGCAGCGGTAGCTAATGCGGACGTTGATGCGCTGCTGGTGATCCTGCCGCGTGTCACGTTCCCGAGCCTGACCAAAGAAGAATGCGCCCGCCTGGAACTGCCGGATTTGGTGGCGCTGGCCGGGCAGGTTGTCGGTTTTTTGTCGCCGAAGTCGGCGGAGTAGAGATTGACGCCCGGCTGGGCGTTGACGATCTGATGGCGGATATTGCGGTGATATTCCACTGGCCGCCGTCTGAAATGGTCAGTATGACGCTCACGGAGCTGTTGAACTGGCGTCATAAAGCCTTGCAACGCAGCGGAGTGAATCACGATGAGTAAAAGCCTGCAGCTTCAGGTCTTGCTGAAGGCCGTAGACCAGGCCACCCGCCCGCTAAAGAGTATCCAACAGGCAAGCAAAACGCTTGCCGGTGACATTAAAACCACGCAGCAAACCCTCAAAGCCCTGGACGCACAAGCCGCCCGGATTGAGGGTTTTCGCAAGCACCAGGCACAGCTTGCTGTCACCGGGCAGGCGCTAAAAAGTGCCAAAGCAGAAGCGGCGGCGCTGGCTGTCCAGTTCAAGGCCACGGAAAAACCCACGGCGCAACAGGCGCGATTACTGGCAGCATCCAAACGCGCCGCGACTGAATTACAAACGAAATACAATGGCTTGCGCCAGTCCGTGCAGCGCCAGCGTAATGCGCTCAATGCAGACGGTATCGCCACCAAACACCTAAGCACTGAGCAACGCCGGTTAAAAGCCAGCGCCAGCGTGGCCACCGCCGCACTCAATCGCCAACGCGCCGAGCTGGAGCGCCTGAGTAAAAAACAGGAATCCCTGAGCCGCATTAAGCAGCGTGCGCAGGCCGGGAAAGCATTGGGCGCCACCGTCCGCAATCAAAGTGCCGTCGGGCTGGGTGTCGCCACCGCCGGGTTGTATGCCGAAAGCCGGTTTATGGCGCCGGGTGTGCAATTTGATAAGCAGATGTCAGACACGCAGGCCACGTTAGGGCTGGCGAAAAATGACAAGCAACTGGCGGCCATTCGCCAGCAGGCGCGGGATATCGGGGCCACTACGGCATTTTCCCCGACGGACGTCGCCCGCACGCAATCGGTGTTGGCGAAATCCGGGTTTAACGGTGATGCCATCCTGAAGTCGACAGAATCCACCGTGAATCTGGCGTTGGCCTCAGATTTGGATATTGCCGACGCGGCGGACATCATCACCAATATGCAATCGGCTTTTAACATGCCGATAGACGAGATCCAGCGAGTCGCGGATGTGATGACCAAGGGCTTTACCAGCTCCAACAGCAATCTGACGGATTTTGGTGAGGCGATGAAATACGTCGCCCCAATCGCCGAAGCCGCCGGGGCCAGCATTGAGGACACCACGGCATTACTGGGCGTGCTGGCCGATAACGGCATTAAGGGCAGCATGGCCGGGACGGCGGCCAGTGCCATGTTTACCCGGCTGCAAGCACCGGTTGGGCAGGCACAGGATGCACTGTCAGAACTGGGGGTAAAAACCAAAGACAGCAAAGGCAACATGCTGCCGATCGAAGGCATCCTGAAGAAAATCGACGGCTCTTTTAAAAAGAACAAGCTCGGCACCGCGCAGCAGGCGGAATACCTGAAAGTGATTTTCGGCGAAGAGGCGATGAAAGGCGCGATCAAGCTGATTGCCGCCGCCGGTAACGGCAAACTTAACGCGAAAAAGCAGACGGTAACGGACTCCAGGGGGGCGACAGAGCACATTGCTAAAACGAAAACGGATAACCTCGACGGCGACTTAAAAAACCTGTCATCGGCCTTTGAGGATATTCAGATTGAGGTCTTTGATAAACAGGATTCCGGGTTGCGGAAGCTCACGCAGTCCGCCACAAAATGGCTCGGCGTTGCCGGGCAGTGGGCGAAGGAAAACCCGGAGCTGTCTGGCACGCTGTTTAAGCTGGCGTTAGGTCTTACTGCAGCGATCGGGGGCATGGCTGTGTTGGGCTTTTTGGCCGGGCCGGTGATCACCGGGTTTAGTCTGTTGATGGGGCCAACGTTGGGGGTTACTAAAGGGCTGTTTAAGCTGGGCAAGATTGCTACCAAGTTTTCGTTTAAGGGCATAACCACCGCAGCGCGTGGGATTGGCACTGTAATGAAATTTACCGGCGGTGCGGTCGGGCGTTCTTTGCTGAAGATGGGCGGCGGCATGCTGAAATTGATGTCAATCGTCGGGCGGGTGTCGTTTGCCGGTCTTGTCAAAAGTCTGCGTTTTGTCGGCACGGCGGTGATGTGGTTAGGCCGCATCATGATGGCTAACCCGATTCTGGCCGTGATCAGCTTGGTGGCCATGGGGGCGATTTACATCTGGCAGAACTGGGAAACGCTGGGGCCAAAATTCCAAGCCGTCTGGGAGACGGTCAAGAGTGCCACCCTGGGGGCATGGGACAGCATCACCACGGCGACGTCGGCAGCATGGGAAAGTGTCAAAAAGTCGACAAAGGCAGCATGGGAGGGCCTTAAAACATGGCTGGGCGGGCAATGGGATGACCTTGTGAGGTCGGCTAAAGCCTTGCCGGGTAAGTTCAAGGAAGCCGGGATGAACATGATTAACGGCATCATTGATGGCATTACCGAACGCTGGCAAGCCCTGAAAGACAAGTTTAGCGGCCTGACCGATATGTTGCCGGACTGGATGAAATTTGGCGGTGATAAGACGGAAATCAACCCGGCAATTTCATACAACCGGCCCGCGCCGATGCTGGCACCGGGGTTGGGCTATGCGGGAGCTTTTGACAAAGGCGGCAACATTCCCCGTGGTCAGTTTGGCATTGTGGGCGAACGTGGCCCGGAAGTGATCGGCGGCCCGGTCAATGTCACCGGCCGGAAGAAAACGGCCGCGCTATCGGCGGCCATGCTGTCGCTGTCTACGCCGGTGATGGCATCAACACCGCCAGCGGCCCTGGTACAGATGGCCCCGGCACCTATCACTATTCAGGTACATGCCGCACCGGGACAGGATGCGCAGGCCATTGCCCGAGAAGTGTCCCGCGTGCTTGCCGCCGAACAACGTAAACACGCGGCCGCCGCACGTAGCCGCATGAATTACGGAGAGTAAAACCATGATGTTAACGTTAGGTCTGTTTGTTTTCATGCTGCAAACGCTGCCGTATCAGACCCTGAATCGCACGGCGGATTATCGTTGGCCGAGCAATGCGCGTGTAGGCCAGCGCCCGGCGGCGCAGTTTTTGGGGCTGGATGATGAAACGATTACCCTGTCTGGCGTATTACTGCCGGAGATCACTGGTGGCCGTTGGTCGCTGTTCACGCTGCAGCAAATGGCGGAACAAGGGCGAGCATGGCCGCTGATTGAGGGCAGCGGTACGATTTACGGCATGTTTGTGATCGAGTCTATATCAGAGAGCCACTCGGACTTTTTCGCCGACGGCAGCCCACGCAGAACGGAATTTACGCTCGATTTAAAGCGGGTCGATGAGTCTTTGTCGGCTATGTTTGGCGATCTGCGCCAGCAGGCCGGAGAACTCTACGACAAGGCCGGAGGGCTGGCCGGGAAGGCCGCCGGGGTAATGGGAGGGCTTTTATCATGATCACCGGCATTGCTATGCCTGCCGGGGCGCTGATTGCCCCGGACTTCTCTTTGTCACTGCAGGAAAAAGATATCACGCAAAACATCCGCAAACGCCTGATCACTCTGTCGCTGACGGATAACCGGGGCTTTGAGGCCGATCAGCTTGATATAGAGCTTGATGACAGCGACGGCCTGATGGTGATGCCGC